CTCACAAAAAACCGTGAAAAGGTCAATTCAAGGGGGGGATCGCCAAGAATGGAGGTGAATTGATGGAAGCTGACAAGATTGGTGAAGAAATGAAAAGAATGAGCGAGATCTTTTCTGACTTATCCGAAATCGAAAAGAGTTTTCTCGCACCGATGATCCAGAACGCGGCATTTATGAAGGTCACTCTTGACAGCCTTCAGGAACAGATCCTCCAGAGCGGCTGTGTTGATGAGTACAACAACGGCAATCAGAATGGACTCAAGACTTCGGCCGCCATGAACGCCTATAACAGCCTGGTCAAGAATTACAATGCTCTGATGGTCAAATTAAAGTCTTTCCTGCCCAAGGAGAAGAAAAAAAGCGCCATGACGGAGCTGATGGAGAAATACGGATGACCAGGAAGGATAATGCCATTTTTGCCTACTACCAGCAGATAAAGGAGGGCACCGTGCTGGTGGGTAAGTGGGTGCGGATGGTCTATGAAATCATCGTTCACGGCATAGAGGACGGGCGTTGGGTGTACGACCAGAAACGCGCAATGAGGGCCATTGATTTTATCCAGACATTCTGTCGGCACCACGAAGGGAAGCTGGCTCCGGGCCGTATCAAACTGGAGCTGTGGCAGAAGGCGCTTGTGTCGGTGATCTTCGGTGTCTTAGATAAGGACGGCTATCGGCAATTCCGGGAAGTCATGGTTGTTATGGGCCGGAAGAACGGGAAAACATTATTGGCTGCCGCCATCAATGCTTATATGCTTTATTTTGATGGTGAGTACGGTGCCCGGCTTTATATGTGTGCTCCGAAACTGGGCCAGGCTAAGTTATGTTTTGATGGTCTGGTCCAGATGGTCATGACGGAGCCGGAGATGTCGGAGCTGACGGAGAAACGCCGGTTTGATATCTATGTGCCCGGGACGAATTCCTCGGCGATGCCGCTTGCCTTCTCGGCCAAACGCTCGGACGGCCTGAACCCGAGCGCGGTCACCTGCGATGAGGTGAGCAGCTGGCCCGGGGAACAGGGGCTGAAGCAATATGAAGTCCTCAGGAGCGCCTTCGGCGCCCGGGAACAATGGCTGCTGATGAGCATAAGCACTGCCGGTTATGTGAACGAGGGCATCTATGACGAGTTGATCAAACGGTCGACTCGGTTTTTGATGGGCGATTCGCAGGAAAGCCGATTGCTTCCGGTGCTCTACATGATCGACGACACCGAAAAATGGTCGGACATCAACGAACTGAGGAAGGCAAACCCGAACCTCGGCGTGAGCATTTCGGTCGATTATTTGCTCGAGGAGATCAGGATCGCGGAGGGCAGTCTCAGCAAAAAATCGGAATTCCTCACGAAATACTGCAACATCAAACAGAATTCTTCGACCGCCTGGCTCAGTACGGAGACCGTGCAGAAGTGCCGCGGGAAGCATCTGGATCTTGAGGACTTCCGGGGCTGTTACGGGCTGATCGGCATCGACCTTTCGATGAGCACCGACCTGACGAGCGCCGTCTGCATGATTGAGCGGGGCGGGCGGATCCATGTGTTCGCCAAGTTCTGGCTGCCCGCGGCGAAGATCGACGAGGCAAGCGTCCGGGACAACCTGCCATACCGGCAGTACATCACCCGGGGGCTGATGGCCGAATCCGGGGAAAACTACGTCGACTACCAGGACGCTTACAAGTGGTGCACCGACCTGATCGAGCGGTATCAGATCTACCCGCTGTGGGTTGGTTATGACAAGTACTGCGCGCAGCCTTTGATCCAGCAGATGAGCGCCTACGGGTTCCACTGCGATTCGGTCATCCAGGGCGAGAACCTGACGGGCATCATCAACACTACCGAGGGCATGCTGAAGGACGGCATGTTCGATATCGGGGACAACGACCTGCTGGCGGTGCATTTCCTGGACGCCGCCCTCAAATGCAACGCCGAGAACGGGAGAAAGAAACTGATCAAAATGAACGCTTACGCGCACGTCGACGGCATGGCTGCCCTGCTGGACGCGATGTGCATGCGGCAGGTGCATTATGACGAAATCGGCCATCAGCTGATGAACACGGGGTGATTTTATGGGACTGTTTGAGAAAATCTTTAAAAAACCGGCGCCAGTGAAAGCGGCGGAAAGCGCCGGGACTTTCCAAACGCTGACCGCTTACACCCCGACTTTTACGAGCTGGGGCGGGGAGATCTACGAATCGGAGTTGGTGCGCAGCGCCATCGATGCCAGGGCGCGCCACATATCGAAGCTCGAAATCTCCTTTGACGGCAGCGCAAAGCCGCGGCTGAGGACCCGGATGAAGCAGGGGCCGAACGACTGGCAGACTTGGAGCCAGTTCCTTTACCGGCTTTCGACCATCCTGGACCTGCAGAACACGGCGTTTATCGTGCCGGTGCTCGGCGATTACGGCGAAGCGATAGGCATCTATCCGGTGCTTCCGTCCAGGTGCGAGATTGTGCAAGTGAACGGCGCGCCATGGATCCGCTATACCTTCTCCAACGGCCAGAAGGCCGCCATCGAGATGGATCTGTGCGGGATCATGACGAAACACCAGTATCACGACGATTTCTTCGGGGATTCCAACCGGGCCCTGGGCGACACGATGCAGCTGATCAGCATGCAGCGTCAGGGCATTGAAGAGGCCGTGAAGAACAGCAACACCTTCCGCTTTATGGCGCGGGTGAATAACTTCATGGCACCGGCGGATCTGTCGAAAGAGCGGGAGCGCTTCAACCGCCAGAACCTCCGGGAGGAGGGCGGCGGCCTGCTGCTGTTCCCGAACACCTATTCGGACATCCGGCAAATCGAGTCCAAGCCGTATGTGGTGGACGCGGACCAGCTGGCCATGATAAGGACGAACGTTTTCAATTACTTCGGCGTAAACGAGGAGATCCTGCAGAACAGGGCCGACGGCGACCAGATGGACGCCTTTTTCGACGGCGCCATCGAGCCGTTTTCCATCCAGCTGTCGGACGTGCTGACGCGGATGCTGTTCACGCCGCTGGAACGCGGGACCGGGAACAAGGCGGTCGTGACCGCGAACCGGCTGCAGTACATGAAAACGTCGGCAAAGATCAGCATGGCCCAGCAGCTGGGCGACCGCGGCATGATCATGATCGACGAAGTCCGCGCGTTGTTCAATTATCCGCCGCTTCCGAACGGGGCAGGACAGCGCGCGCCGATCCGCGGCGAGTATTACAACGCCGGAGAGAGAAAAGGAGATGAGGACGATGCCGGTCAAATCTGATCGTGAATATCGATTTTTCAGCAGCTTTGAGCCGTCAGGCGAAAACGAGCCGTATACCGTACGCGGATATGCCAGCACATTTGACGAGTATGTTCTGTTTGAGGCGGAAGACGGCACACAGTACAAAGAGCGCATTGAGCCTACGGCATTTGACGGCGCGGACTTGTCCGACGTCGTTTTTCTTTTCAACCATGAGGGCAGGGTGTTCGCCAGGCTGAAAAACGGCACTCTGCAGCTCGGGACGGATGAAAAAGGGCTCTGGGTCAAGGCTGACCTGTCCAGCACGGACGGCAGCCGCCAGATGTACGAGGACATCCGCACCGGGCTTGTGGATCAGATGAGTTTCGCTTTCACGGTTGCGCCCGACGGGGACAGCTATGACAGCGATACCCATACAAGGGTCATCAGCCGCATGAAAAAACTATATGACGTGTCGGCGGTGACCTTCCCCGCGAATCCGAATACCAGCATTTCGGCCAGGTCCTGGGTCGACGGAGTGATCGAACAGGAACGGGCGGAGCGACTCGAAGCCGAACGGAAAGCGGAAGAGCGGGAAAAAGTACTGGCTCTGCTGGAGCTGGAGAAAGCGAGGGCAAGAGAATGACCCACGAAGAGATCGAGGCCCGCAGGGCCGAACTGGACGCCATGGATACTTCGTCCATGAGCGCGGAAGAGATCACAAAGATGACGGAAGAATACCGGGACCTCAACCGGCAGGATGAGGAGATCCGGAAGGCCGTCGCCGAAGCAGCCGAGACCCGGGCAGCAGTTGCGGCTGGGGCCGGGACCGTAACGAAGACCTTTGAAGAAACGGAGGAAAAGAGAAATATGTTTGACGTCAATTCTGTCGAATATCGCGACGCGTGGCTCAAGAACCTGCAGGGCCGTGAAATGACCGCCGAGGAGCGCACCGCGCTGGCGAACGGCAGCTATGTGATCCCCACCGAAACCCTTAACAAGATCGTCGGCAAGATGGAGCTGTATCCCCTGCTGAACGCGGTGGACGTGCTGCACATCCCCGGCTATGTTGAGGTCCCCGTCGAGGGCACCGTGAACGAGGCCGACGTGGTCGCCATGGGCACCGCCGCCACCGACAGCGAGGACACCATGGGCCATGTGAGCCTGGCCGCCTACAAGATCATCAAGACCCTGGAGATCACCGCGGACGTGACCGCCATGGCCGTTCCCGCCTTCGAGACCTGGCTGGTCGACCGCCTGGCCAACAAGATCTACCGCCACGTGACCGACATGGTCGCCAGCGGCACCGGCTCCAGTGAACCCTACGGCCTGAACACCATCACCGCCACCGACCAGACCTACACCAAGGCCGCCATCACCTTCACCGACCTGCTGACCATCATCGGCAAGCTGCCCACCAGGTACCTGCCCAATGCCAGCTTCGTCATGAGCAGGACCACCTTCTGGACCAACGTGATGGCCGTGAAGGACAGCCAGAACAACCCCATCGTCGTGGCCGACAGGCAGGCCCCCGCGAAGTACAACGTGATGGGCTTCCCGGTGATCCTGGAAGACGAGATCGGCACTGACATCGTCTTCGGCGACCTGAAGGAAGGCTATGTGTGGAACTTCGCCAAGGAAGTGGAAGTCGCCCGCGATGAGTCCGTCGGCTTCCGCACCGGCAGCACCGTGTTCCGCGGCATGTGTCTGGGCGACGGCAAGCCCACCGGCGTGGGCCTGGTGCGCTACACAAAAGCCACCTGATGTCGGTGAGCAGCGACATCGACCCCAGTGAGAATCTGCTCGGCCTGACCGTGGGTGACCTTGAGGAGGACGTGGCTGAATCCGGCGGCGTGATCAGCGGCACGCTGAAATACGTGACCGGGTACACGGGATTCTCCGGGGACAGCGCGGAACAGGAAGGAAACTACCTGGCGATCGTGTGCACGGCGAATGAGGGCGACACCATCACCGTGCAGCTGACCGGCGGCAGCCATCCGGACAGGGTGGTCACCCTGGACAGCGACGGGATCCTGGTGGCGCGGATCACCAGCACGACCCAGACGCTGATCTATACGGCGACCGGGGCCGACGGCACCACCGAAACGCGCGTGTACAGCCTGAGCGGCCTGACACTTGAAGAAGCGGAGGGCGACGGCTGATGAAGACGCTGGGAAACGCGACGCCCAACGGAAATCCCGAAGGCGTGAAACCGGTGAAGAAACCCAGAAAACCGAAGAAGACGGAGTGATGACATGCTGGAAGCGGTGAAGAAGGCGCTGAAGATTACGGTCTCGGACTACGATGAAGAGATCCAGGACTTGCTTGATGCGGCGGTCCTGGACCTTCAGACCGCCGGGGTCTTCTGCGGCGAAAACCCAGACAAGCTGGTCAAGCGGGCGATCATCACATACGTCATGTGCCATTTCGGGAACGCGACCCCGGAGGAGTACGACCGGCTGATCGCCTCTTACGGGGAGCAGCTCGGAAGGCTCCAGAAGACCACGGGCTACACCGATTGGGGTGATGAGTATTAAGCGCTATACGGTGATTTATCTCATCCGCGAGAACCCCGAGGCACATGGCGTCTTTGATGATCATGAGCGCTTTGAGCGCAAAGTGTACGCCGTGATGCGGTCCGTGGGCATGCGTGAGACCTACGAGGCCATGGGGCACGGCATCGCCCCAGAAAGGGTGTTCGACCTGGCCATCCCAGAGGAGTACAGGGACGAGAAGTTCCTCCGCTGGGATGGCAAACTCTACAAAATCGTCAGGACCTACCTGAACGGGGAGACCCTGAGCCTGACCTGCGAGAGGGGGAACGAGCGTGACTTACGCTGAAGTGTGCCGGGTGCTGAAAAGCCTCGGCCTCCCCTGCGCGCAGGTGGCCTGGGACTCCCCGCCGGAAAAGGACTACATCGTCACCCGGATCGGCGGGCAGGAACGCGACCTGTGGTCAGACAACGTGATGACCGAGCAGGAACTGTACTGCACCGTTGACCTGTTCGTGCACAATTCGGAAGGCGCGGAACTGGCCCAAAGGATCCAGCAGACGCTGAACAGCCTGGGCATCCGGTGGGAACTGACGAGCATCCAGTGGGAATCCGAAAATCGGATAAACCACTGGGAATGGACTTTTTACACGAAGGGGATGCTTTGATGGCCAAGACGCTCAGCTGCGAGCTGGTCGGGCTGGACGAAATGGTGAAGCGCCTGGAAGACCTGGGAACCAAGTCCGAGGATATCATGAACAAGGCACTGTACGCAGGGCTGAAAGTGATGGCTGACGGACTGAAGGAAGAGATCAGGGCATTGCCGGAAGACAGCGGCTTTAAGCGGATCCCGAAGGAACCGAAGAGGGACGTTGTCGGCAGCCATGACAAAAACGACCTGATCACCCACATGGGCATTTCCCATTTCAGGAGCGAGACTGGCAAGGTCTACGCCAGGATCAGTTTTAACGGGTACGGGGAGATCAAGACGAAAAAGTACCCGAACGGGCGCCCGGTGGTCCTGATCGCGAGGGCAATCAATTCCGGCAGCTCCGTCCGCATGAAGCATCCTTTCATCAGACCCGCAATTTCCAAGTGCAAAGCGGCAGCCATCGACGCCATGCGTAAGGCTGTCGAGCAAGAGATCAACAATACAGGAGGTTAACAGTATGGCTGTTATCGGGTTGAGCAAACCTTATTACGCCACCTACGGGACTGACAATGGCGCCCTGGATTACGGTACGCCCGCGGCGCTCGGCAAGGCTGTCGAGGTTTCCATTAATCTTGACGAAGCCGAGCCCATCATCCTTTACGCCGACAACGGGCCCGCGGAAACCGCGAGCGGATTCTCCGGCGGCACCCTGAACGTTACCATCGACGAACTGAGCCTGACCGCGGCGGGCGCGATCCTGGGCGTCACTCCCGGATCCAGCACCACTCCGTCCGGCACCACGCTGACCCTCGGCGGTGAAACCGCGGCGCCCTACCTGGGCTTAGGCATCATCGTCAAAAAGATGGTCAGCGGCAGCATTAAGTATCTGGCACTCATCCTGCATAAGGTGCAGTTCCAGGTGCCCGGCATCGAAGCGACCACCCAGGGCGAAAACATCGAATTCCAGACGCCCGAGCTGACCGCGACCATCCTGAGGGATGACACTTCCGCCCACAACTGGCTCACCCAGGGGCAGTTCGACACCGAGGCGGACGCCGTGACTTTCATTACCGGATTTTTCGCTTAACAGGGGAGGCATCGGATGAGGACCGGCAAATTCAGTTTTTATGGCAAGGATTACCTGATCACTTTTTCGGCCCGGGTGCAGTACGCGCTTGAGGCCGAGGGCATTTCCCTGGAACAGCTCCAGGAATCCAAAATGCCCGTCACCCAGGTCGTTAAAATGCTCAGTTACATGATCGACGCGGGCGACCGTTACGCCAAAATGAACGGCATCGAAAACCCCGGCACCGTTTCGTTCGATGAGCTGCTGGACGGGCTGGATATGCCGGACATCAGCGAGATCCCGAAGATTCTGGCGGCGGTCATCAGCGGCGAACGCAACGTGGAAGCCGAGCCGCCAAAAAACGCAGGCGCTCCGTCCTGAGCACCGCACAGGCGGAGAGCATCACAACCGAATGGCTGATCTGGTATGGGGTAAAGATGGGGCTGTCATTGGATGAAACCATGACGGTCCCTCTTTCCCTGTTACTGGACCTGATCGCGGTGGACCAGATAAAGAACGACGGATTCAAACAGAAGAAGACACAAAAACAGAACGACAGGGAGTTGGAGATCATCCTGTCGCTGAAATGACCGGAGGTGAGATAAATGGCCGATTCCGATGTCGGAATCAAGCTTGTGGCTGAAGACGCATCGTTTAAAACGGCGATGGCCAACGCCAACCAGCTGATCAAGCAGATGGCTCAGGAATGCAAGGAAGCCGCCTCCGGTGTCAATGACCTGGGCGCGAAACAGGAAGCCTATGGCAATATGCTCGAAGCCCAGAAGCAGAAGCTGGAATTGCTGAACAAGGCCCACGAAGAAGCCAAGGCCAAGCTGGACGAGCTTGCCAAGGCCCTGGAAGAGGCTCAAAAATCCGGCGATCCGGCAGCCATCGAAAAAGCGTCCGAAGCGTACACCCGGCAGGCCACCGAGGTATCCAAACTGGAGACCCAGATGAGCGCATGCAGGACCGCCATCAACGAGACCACCACACAGATGGACGAACTCGGGACGGAGGCGGACGAAACATCCGAAGCGGAGAGCGATCTCGGAGATGCCGCAAAAAAGGCAGAGGACGAGCACGGGAAATTCAAGGAGACCCTTGGCAAGGTCGGCGAGGCCCTCGGAAGCCTGGCAAAGGAAGCAATCGCGGCGGCATTGAACGCCCTGAAAGAAATGGGTGCCGCTCTGGTCGACGTCGGGAAGGCCGCGCTCGAAGGCTATGCGAGCTATGAGCAGCTGGCGGGCGGCGTGGAAACACTGTTCGGCGAGAGCTCCAAGCAGGTGATCGAATACGCCAACAACGCCTACAAGACCGCCGGGATGAGCGCCAACGAATACCTGGAAACGGTGACAGGCTTTTCCGCGTCCCTTTTGCAGTCCCTGGGCGGGGACACACAGAAGGCCGCGGAGCTGGCAGACCAGGCGATCATCGACATGTCCGACAACGCCAACAAAATGGGCACGGACATGGAGAGCATCGTCGCGGCGTACCAGGGCTTCGCGAAGCAGAATTACACGATGCTTGACAATCTGAAGCTTGGTTACGGAGGCACCAAATCCGAAATGGAAAGACTGCTGCAGGACGCGGACGCCCTTTCCGATTCCTTCAACCTGCAGCGCGATTCCGCGGGCAACCTGGTTTACAGTTACGCCGACATCGTCGAAGCCATCCACATCGTACAGGAGAACATGGGTATCACCGGCGCGACGGCTCAAGAAGCGTCAACGACCATCGAAGGCTCTACCGCGGCAATGAAAGCCGCCTGGCAGAATCTCGTGACCGGAATCGCCGATGAAAACGCCAACATTGAGCAGCTGGTCGGCAATATGGTGGATTCCATTCTCACCGCGGGGGACAACATCGTGCCCCGCATCGGTGAGATTATCGAAGGGATCTCCAAGGCCATAACCGAGTTTGTGTCGAACGGCCTGCCGAAGCTTCTGGACGCCGTGCCTGGCTATGTGGACCAGCTGGCGCCGAAGGTCATCGAGGCCGTTAAGACAATCATCACGGCTGTCGGGGACGCACTGCCGCAGGTGCTGGAAATGGTCAAGAAGATCCTGCCGGATCTCATAAAAGTGCTGACCGACGTTATCCCGGATATCGTAAAGGTCGGCACGGAGATCCTGACGGGGCTGATCAAGGGCATTACCGACGCCATGCCGGAACTGGTCAAGGCGGCGGCTGAGATCATCAAGGGCCTGATGGACGCCATCATCACGGGCCTGCCGGAGCTGTTGAAGGCGGGCGCGGAAATGATCAAGGCGCTGGCCGACGGCCTGAGCGAAGCGCTGCCGGACCTGGTCGCCAAACTCCCGGAGGTGATCGAGGCCGTCATCAAGGGCATCGTGGACAACCTGAGCGGCCTGATCGACGCGGGGCTGAAGATCATCATGGCGCTGGCGGACGGTATCGTTAAGGCGCTTCCTGACCTGGTACAGCGGCTGCCCGGTATCATCGAAGCGGTGATCAAGGCTGTCGTGGACAACCTGCCCAAGCTGGTGGAAGCGGGCGTGCAGATCATCGTCGCCCTGAGCAAGGCGATCCTGGACGCGCTGCCGCAGCTGATCGCGGCCATCCCGCAGATCATCGTTGCCATTATCAGCGCATTCACCGGTGCGGATTTCAGTGAGATCGGCAAGCACATCTGGGACGGCGTGACAGCCGTATTTGAAGGCATCGGGCAGTTCTTCAGCGGAGTGGTGACCGCCATCCAGGGCGCTTTCTCTACCATCGGGCAGTGGTTCTCCACCACCTTCCAGGCCGCGTACACCGGGATCCAGAACGTTTTCCAGAACGTCGGCAGCTGGTTTGCGGACCGCTGGAAGGATGTGCAGAACGCCTGGCAGTCCGCGGGCGAATGGTTCAACACCACCATGAAGAGCGCCAGGGACTTGACGGAAAAGGCCTTCAAGGATGTCGGCAATTGGTTCGGCGACAGATGGAAGGACATACAGAACGCCTGGCAGTCTGTTGACAAATGGATGGGCGAAAAATTCAGCGCGGCGTGGGAAGGCATCAAGACAGCCTTCTCGTCGTTCGTTGATTTCTTCAAAAACATCTGGGAAAGCGTCAAATCCACATTCTCCGTTGTGAAGGACGTTCTGACGGGCTTTTTCCAGGGCGCCTGGGACGGCATCAAGAGCATATGGGACAACACAAAGTCGTATTTCTCCGGGGTCTGGGAGAACATCAAGGGTATCTTCGGCAATGCGTTTGAGACCTTCAAGGGCATCGGCAAGAACCTGATCGACGGCGTGAAGAACGGCATCACGAACGCCTGGGACAGCTTCAAAAAATGGTTCGATGGTCTTTGGAAGGGCTGCATCGACGGCATCAAGAAGTTCTTCGGCATCGCGTCGCCTTCGAAGGTCATGGCCGAAATGGGCGGCTATGTCGTAGAGGGCTTTGCCAAAGGCATGAACGAAAACGCCGGAATGATCGACGCTGCCGCGAAGAACACATTCGGGCGGCTGGATAATCTGGCGTATGTATCGCCTGCGGTGTCCGGCACTTACACCGCAAACGGCACGGCCTACGGTGAAGCCGGAGCCGCGGGAGCCGTGTATAACCTGCAGATCGACGGCAAGACCTTTGCACGACTTACAACGCCGTATATCGACCGCCAGCAGGGCCGCGACTGGTCCAGGCAGGTGGCATTGGGGGTGGGCGCTTGATCTTTAACGGACGCGATCTGATGGCCTTCTGCGGGGCCGGGGTCTCCATCAACAAGGAGATCCCGCCCGCCACCGTGGGCCGCTCCATTACATCGATAGGAGGCTCCGGCGGGCATATCCTGGGACACGTTGAAGATGCACCGAAGACTTACACAGCCCGGGTGAACCTGCATGGCCAGACCATGGCGGACGCCTGGGCGCTGAAGCTGAAGCTGGCTGAATGGGCACGGACGGACGCCCTGGCGGACCTGATCCCGACGCATGACACGGCCAGGAAATACAGGGCCATTGTACAGAGCATCGGGGACCCGGAATTCAAATGGGGCGCCTGCACGATCGATGTGGTCTTTTTCGTGCCCGACGCGCGCATGATCGCTGTCAGCAGCACAACGGCGACCGGAAGCGGCACGGCCACCTTTGCGAAGACCGGAAGCGCCGACCCTTTGCTGGCGGTGACTTTTGTGCCCGGGGTTGCCGTGACGGATCCGGAAATTACGCTCAACGGGAGCACGATCTTCGGAGTGACCGGCGAGGTCGGCGCGGACGTGCCCTGCGTGGTGGACTTTGAGGCCAAGACGCTGAAGGTCAACGGCGTGTATGCGATGGACAAAATCAACTACATCACAACGAACTGGCACCCGGATTTCCTGGCGTCGAACACTCTGGCCGTCGAAGACGCGGCCATTACCGTTGAGGTGACTCAGAGATGGCTGTGATCTATGTATTCGACCCGCACCTCAGATGCATCGGGGCATTTGAGGCCGCGGCGCTGGTGCATTCCGAAGCGTCCTATGAAGCCAAGGCGGAGTTTAAAACCAGTCTCAGCCTGACATCCGGTTATAGTTTCGGGTTCATGTGCGTGGACGGCAAATTCCGGATTTTTGAGATCGACGAAGTCGATTACAGGGACGATCCGGGCGATTTGTATGTGAGCGGCACCGACCTGGCCGTCAGGGAACTGACCGACATCGTGGTTCAGGACGTCAGGTGCGAGGCCATGACGGCGCCGGTTGCGCTGGAGCACCTGCTACAGTCCACCGGAGCGCCCTGGACGGTCAACGCCGTGGTGACTACCGACAGCATCAGCAGCCGCCATTACTATAAGCCGCTCTGGAATGCAATCGTCAGCCTGATGGACCGCTACAACGTGCGGATGGTTCCGTATTTTGTGATCAACAGCTCGGCGGCGATCACCGACAGGGTCATTGATATCGAATCCGTGAATCCGGTCTATCGTGGGCGCTTCTTCGAGAGCGGGGACGAGGCCAGCACGGTGACCGTGACCGTCAGCGGCAATCCCAAGACGGCGCTTTACGGCCGCGGCAAAGGCGTGGAAACCGGGGAAACCGAGAGCGGAGACCCGACATACGGCCCGCGCCTTACATTCAAGGATGTTATCTGGTCGACCCTTAACGGGGATCCGGTTGACAAACCCGCTGGCCAGGAGTGGGTCGGGGATCCTGACGCGCTGGTGGCGTTTGGCCGGAGCGGAGCCCACAGGTATGGTGTGGTGATCTTCGAGGACATCACGAACGCCGAGGAGCTGCTGCAGGCCACCTGGGATTATCTCCAGACCGTGTGCTGGCCTACCGTGAGCGCGACGGCCACCATTTACGACCTTGAGATGGCCGAGGGCTATTCTTACGCAGCCGTCCGGGTGAATGACGAGGTGGTCATCAGGCCGAAGCTGTTCCCCGCGGACGTGACGGCGCGCATCATCAAAATCGACCGGGATTACGTCAACCCGGCCCAGACGCGCCTTGAGATCAGCACCACAGGTGTGACGGTGTCGGCGTCCTCGCTCTACTCGGAGACCACCAGGCAGCTGGCCGCCGCCCAGGAGATTGCAGGGAACGTGATCACCCGCGACAGCGTGATCGACACGATGGTGACAAAGATCATGTCCTCCGGGACCAACATGTTCACGGATCCGGACAGCGGCGCCTTCTGCTTCGTGTCGGCGGACGGCACAAGCGCCATGATGCTGACCGGCGGCGGCTGGATGATCGCCGATGAAAAAATCGGGAACGTCTGGCAGTGGAAGACCGCGGCCACCGGGGAAGGCATCGTGGCTGACCAGATTACCGCGGGCACGCTTCAGGCGTCGCTTGTCAAGATTTTCGGGTCCGAGCATTTCTACTGGGACGCACAAAACATCTATATCAAAGAATGGTCGCCCATCGTGATGAACATGTACGGCGTGACCCTGACCAAGACGAGCGGCACGTTCCTGACGACATATTTCCCGTCAACAAATATCCCAAGCGGGTCTACAGTGGTCGACCTTTGGGTCAATTACCAGGGGCCTCCGGAAGGGGCTACGATCACCTTCGAGTGCACATCCGCGGCCGGTGATTTCTATGTTTGGGTTACTGATAACTGGGGCGATGTTATCACGCGCCATCGGGTAGATATGGGGCCGAATGCGCTGAAGCGGACCGTCACGCTGACAGGCCGGTCGTTCTCCGCATGGATAGCGGATGTCTCATACAGTGCGATCACAGGCTTCAAGGCTTATGTGCTCATTGAGGACGAGACGGACCTGAACGTGGAACAGGATCTCGGCGATTTTACCATCCCCGCCACAGAAACCCCGTATAACGGCGTGCTGAAGACCGGCTGCACACTCGGGTCGTACACCCTGCACGTCAACAGCATCAGTAATGACACGTCAGCACAGATCATCATGACCGGCATCAACTCGGGCACCGAAACACAGATCGGCTGGGTGACACGCGGCGACTATACGCTTGATTTCAGCTGCCGCGAACCGTTTGACCTGACCTACTACCGGCCTGCGTCAACGCGTCAGATCCGAATCGGGTGTTATGACGGCACACATTATGGCGTCGGGTTCTCGCCTGATGGCGGCGTGACCTGGGACACGGCCATCGACTTCGATGGAGTTAAGATGGTTGCGACGGCGGGCAATTACTTCACCCTTAAAAACAGCGAATTCGCGGCAAGGGCGGGATCATCTGTCAGCATCATGTCCGGCGGCAATTTCTATTGCTACGCCGGGAGCGTGGCCACCTTCCAGACCGATGACTTCCTGGTCAAAAACCGCGAAGGACGGAACCTGCTGTCGATTTCATCGGTCGAGGGCAAGGAGGGCCAGATCGTCCTTGGTGAGGAGGGCTTCCCCGTCAACTTTGCGGGCGGTTTCATCCTGCCGGTCGAGAACGGCGGCACCGGGTACAACTTCGGGCAGGTGCACCGGATCACGAACACGCCATCTGCGTCTCTGGGAAACGATGGCGACCTGGCTATCCGTTATGCCAGTTCGTCAGGTGCATATGACCAGTTTGTGCCGACGATCACGATGCCGGGCTCACAGTCTCAATCATATGCCACATACGGCGGCCTGTCGCGTTTCTGGAACAACGCCAACGGCATCAACAGCGGCATTCCTTCCGGGCACTGGGCCGCGGGTAATGACAACGGGTACGCTTACGGAATTTACGGCCAGTTCACCAGTCCCACCACGGCCATTGACGGCGACGTCACACTTGACGTGACCGGATATCACTATTACAACAACTCGTCCACGCTGACTGCTTACATCATGGACGGCAACGGCAACATCCTGGCCACCAGCGCGCTGTCGTTGGCTTACAGACAGTCAGGCATGGCGTCGTGTGTCTTTGCATCGGTGCAGCTGGCGGCATCAACAACGTATTATCTGCTGATCTGCGATTCTTCTGGGACACTGGGCAACACGTCCAAGAGCTACATCGCCCAAGGTTCCGTTATCTTCCCGGCGTATTCAGGCTCTGCCAAATGCGGCATTTATCTTAAAAGCGCAGGCGCGTGGGTCACGGCCTTCGAAACTACTTGATGAGAGGTGGACAAAATGAGCGACATCCAGATCATCCTTAGGCACGACGTTTACCTGGACCACAATGTGCCCCCGATTACACTGACGGATCCCATTTATGCGGGCGATGCAGGCGCGCAGCGCATCATGTTTCGGGTATTCAAAAAGCATGGGGCGCAGGCTCCGATCAACCTGTCCGAGTGCATTGTCACTGCACATTTTGTGCGGCCTGACGAGGGCGACGTAGTGATCACCGGCACCGCCGGGACCGAATGGAGTTACGTGGATCTCCCCGCGGCGTGCTATGTATATCCCGGCGCGTTCTCCCTGCTGATCAGGATCACCGGCGACGAGCTGATCACCTCCGTCATCAGGATCACCGGGCGCGTCGAAAAGGCCACCAGCGACACCATCATCGACCCGGGCACCGACGTGGGAAGCATCGAGGAGATCCTTGCCGCGTTTGATGCCATTGATGAATCGAAGGATACCGCCGTCGCGGCAGCCGAGACTGCGACCGGAGCAGCCGAGACCGCAACGAACGCCGCCGAAAGCGCGACCGCCGACGCCCAGACCGCGACAAGCGCAGCTGCGTCCGCCCAGGAAGACGCGCAGGCCGCCGACGCTTCCGCCGCCGTGGCTCACGCGGATGCCGAGACCGCGACCACTGCCGCAGGGACTGCGACCACCAAGGCCACCGAAGCGTCTGCCAGTGCGTCCAGCGCGCAGACATCCGCCACCCAGGCCGCCGCCAGCGCCGCCCAGGCAATGAGCGGGACGCCTGAAGGATATGCCGATCTGGTGGATGAGGTTGGTGACTTAAAGAGCGCAATTGACAAAGTAGATGAAGCACTAATAACGCAGGAAACTATAACAACGGTTGTTACCGCAGATTCGGGAGTTGCTTGGGAGAGTGGATATTTTTGGCAACCTTCTTCCGGGGTGATGACAAAAAGCGCATATGCAAGCACTTCATGTGCTATATATGGAAATGTACAAAAGGGAGATATTTTCAGAGTAACTGCGAGATCGGCAGGGTCTGCATATGCGCTATGGCTTGCAGATGAAAATGGTAACAGAATCAGTCATTTTGAATCGCCTTCGGGAAATGGATATTATGCAAATGATGAATACGAAATACCATTCGATGGTGTATTATATATTAACACAGTAACTACCGGATACCTTACTGATTATAAACTGTATCAGTTAGATAGCGTAGAAAAAAGCTATTTGCCACTTATTACTCTGCAAAACAAAATCAACACTGTAGAAAATAAAACAGACAGAAACAGCGAAAGTTTAGACTACATTATAAGTTCAATTCCAAAAAAAGATGTTTTTGTTGATGTGATGTCTGACCTTGTATTTGTTGACGGAAAGTATGTAAGCAGTGGAGGGACGGTAACAGATTACGCAAGCACCAAATATGCAGTTTATGGAAGCGTTGCAACGGGTGAAAAGTTTATGTTTTCCGGCAGAAAGGTTGGTTCATGTTATTGCATTTTGCTTGTTACTGATGTAGAACCTGTGTCCGGAAAATACACTGTTTTGGATGTTGTGACAGAGGGATATAATGAAACAAGCTATATTACAGATGCGATATACACCGTTCCACAAAATGGATACCTTATATATCAGAGCTTAAAATCTGCAACATTAAAACTTGAAAAGAATACGACATTCTTTGATAAAACAGCTTCGCCTCTTAATGGCATTAAATGGGTAACGATCGGGGATTCTCTGAACGAGTTTAACAGCACGGCAAAAAACAATTGGATAAAGTACGTGATTGCAGATACTGGTGTTATTAACACAAATCTTGCATCAAGCGGCACAGGATTTTACAGAGGGATTGCAACCGATGACCATCCTACAGCGGCGAATTACATCGCGAAGCTGTCCAGAATTCCAGCAGATACTCAGCTCATAACTGTTGCCGGAAGTTTCAATGACTTGACAACGTCCCCATGGCCACAGTTGCCTATTGGCACATCGTCAGACACCGGGACAGAGACAATTGCGGGATATATGAATGCCTTTTTCGATGCGCTAATAGAAGCCTTCCCGCTTGTTCCAATCGGTGTGTATATGACTGCGCCGTGGAGCAATTACCGCTATGGTGTAGAACGGTCAGATGCTTATGTAACGGTGCTGAAAGAGATCTGTTTTAAACGGGGTATTCCGT